ATGAATTTTCCATTAACCCCTATAAATTGAATGATATAAGCACCAATATCTACTATAATCAAACCGATTATTTGGGATAAATTTGTATCACATACAGAAGTTTCTCCTGAAATATATATCTCTGATGCATTTTCATGCATTTCTATCTTATACTCGGAGGACCCCCCCGAAACATTAAATATCATTGCAATTCCAACCTTTCTCAGTCTTTCGTGACTGTACCATCCTGATTGATTGTATAATCGTCTGCAACAATCAACGCTGTTACTTCATCTTTTAACTTAGCAGTAATAGCTTTTGCGAATACTTCGTTATAATTCAAATATCCGCCTTCCAATCTCTGCCTAAGATAATTCGCCATATTATGCCCCCGTTCCGTTCAATATGAGATAATCGATAGCCGACTGAGCTGAATCAAGTTGGCTCTTAAGTTCCTCCACAGTAGGCGGAGGATTGATAATGTTATTCACCTCTGCCCGGTATTCCTCCGGGACGTCAGCTATCTTGATAGTGCCGGCTTTTACCTTTGCGACATAATCATCAATGGTAGCTTGTCTGGCCTTCGCTTCCTCTTCGGCCTTCTTCCTGGCTTCCTCTGCAGCCTTGGCCGCCGCATCCGCTCTTGCCTTATCATCTGCAGCAACATCAGCCACGATTTTATCGTACTCAGACTTAGTAATCTCTGTCTGGTTAGGAGCAAGTTCTTCTCCACCATAGATACCGTATGATACTATTTTTCCGTCTACAACTTGCTTATAATAAATCATCTATTATTCACCTCGCTCATCACTTCAAAATCATAACGTTAACAGATATTGCTACTGTTGGTGTAGTTCCACATTCCATCGTTAGTGTATCTGCACCTTGAGCAACGGCTTTGATTCCAGCAGCTGTATAAGCATCAGAACTGCTTTGTTCAGGAACTACGATAGCCGAACTGGCCGCTGTATCAGCTGTCATTCCTGCAGCCGCTATGGTTGCCTGACTGCTTGACCAAGAAGCCACAGGAATCGATACAGTCTCCCATGTTATGCTTTTGAAGTTCATATCATTTGTAAGTGCTGATAACACAGCAGGTATAGTCGGTTTATTTAATAGATCTGCATAGCTTCCGCTCGTAGCTACTGCTGCAAGTACGGATTTAAGAACAGCGTCGATTATTCCATATCCAGCCAGTGTAGTAGCTTTGTCTGCTTTGCCAGATACATCATTGGAGACTGCTTTTATAGCTTCATCAATTATATCCATGTTGGCATTTGGAATTGCTATATCGTATGCTTCGTCAATGCCTGGCTTAGTCAGATCATAATTTGTCGTTTTAGTGCTCATTTATTCCTCCTTACTCAAATACGTTCTCACGTAACTGCTGATGCGTATACGCTGACAACTGCTTATGAGTGTATGCAGATAATACTCTATGCGTGTTGTACAAAAGCGTAGTTGTAAGAACGATATGTACAGGAAGCAGATCATCAAGAAGCTTGCACATAGCAGAATAATTGTTTTTGCTTCCAAGATTCAATTTACATGTAGCCGTCTGGTTGGCATAATCAATAGTCAATACATAATTTCCTGCACCGCACAGATTATCAAGACGCTGCCTAAGTTTCTTTTCCGTATATGGTACAGTATCATACCAGAGAGACATAACTATAAATCTTCGTTCATCAAGTGTATATGTTGATTGCGGAGTGATCCCGAGTATCTTTTCTCTGCGAGCTATTCCTGATTCATAAGACGTACTAATAAGAATGTCAGCCTCAACTTCGTCGTATGCGGCTGACAGTTTTTCCATCTGTATATCTTTTGCTTTAAGGTATTCAGATATGTCTTTTATATTTGTTACGTGTTCAGGTAATTCAACGTTGACTAACTGCATGTGAATGTCCCCCTAACCGGTATAACCATTTCATCAAGCGTAATGTTAGCAGCTGAACCATTAAATGTAATATCAGCAACATCCACTATTCCGGTTATAGCTACTAGCCTTGTCTCAATCTGAGATAATCTCACTACAAGAGAAGACGTATGGTCCTCCCACGTTTTGCCAAGTTCAACATAATAAGCATCTATAGCCGCCTCAATAAGTGATTTCAAACCATCATATGTATATCCTGTATCGAATGTGATTTTGGCAGCTATGTTTATAGTAAGTCCGCTTACTGCATATATTACAGGTTTAGCCGCTATAACAGCTATTCCATCACCGTTCCCCGAAGTATCTGCAGGATCTATAGCAGCCTGAACAGCTGCAACAAGCGTACTGGTAGGAACTCCGTATGAATCGGATATAATATAATATGGGAATGTGGAATCTCCTTCTACTCTGCGTTTCCCTCTGCATCCTCCAACTCCTGCTATATCGTCTATTTCTTGCTTGTAGTAAGCTCTGTTTCCACCGCATGCCTTAGTCTGGTAGAACTCTTCACGCTCAAGTCGATATACTTCCAGATCTTCCTGATCAGTTCCAGGAGTGATCACTGAAATAAGCTCGCCGCTTTCAAAAGCCTCCATATATTCAACAGGCTCTATTTCTCCAAGGTATCCGTTCGGTTCTGCCCCTGTATCTTCACACTGCATTTTATACATATATATGTTATTAGCCGCATCAGTTTCGTCTGTAATTTCTTCTGTTATTGAATAGAAAAAATCCTGTTCTGTATGCTGAAACTCTGTCCCGATTTCTGCAGCACAATTAAGCTGTGCTTTGAATATGGCTGCAACTCCCGAATCGATAGGACAGCCCTGCTCTGCTCCACCTTCGATAAGAAAATCCTCTTCCTGAGTATCAACAAGAAGATTTTTGTAAACAGATTCGAGTTCTTCATATACACCTTCAAGTTGCAGAGCAGTAGCAGCTACCGAATTATATGCTATTGACCCTTCTGATTTATTTATATCGTCGGACATATCCGCCAGCATTTCAGCCTGGATATTCTCGAATGTTTTTTCTTCAAACATTCAGCTCCTCCTCTCCATATATAGTATTAACAGTACAGGATATAGTCCCTGTTCCTTTTGACAAGTCGCAAGAAAAATTGCTAACAGACTTTATCTCAGGATTGACCAAAAGACATTCTTCAACCATATGTTTTGCAAGTGATTGAGCTGTTATCCTCGATATTTTCATCCCGATAAGTGTATCCAGATCAGAGCCATACGAATCAGAATAAATCATATATTTATAACGCATGGTATTCAAAGCGTTCCACGCCCAAACTTTTACAGCTTCGCTTCCGTATACCTTTTCTCCCGTTGGCTGTCCTGTAGTAAAATCAATACCATATTCATATAAGACTGGAGTTTCTTCTTCCTGAGTAGTATCCAGTTCTTCATCTTCATAATCATATGGAAGCATTTAAACCACCTTTCCGAAGACTATATATCGTTCATCGTCAACATCATCATCGATTTTCATTATGAGAACGATATCTCCTTTTTGTAGGTTGTTGTCTATTTTTTCAGTTATAGTAATACCAGCACCATCAGAAGATGATGCTGTGTGGATCCTTTTTTTGTTTATATCTAAAAGATTGTATTCATCCTTAGTAATCTTAAGTCCGCCATAATTAATAGTAGTGTCTGTTTCCATATATGCCAAATGAGGACTATGTGGATTCATCTTTCTTGATTCTTTTCGAATCACTTTTATAAGTCTTGATTCAAGATCGTTTTTCATTCTAAACTAACCTCTTCCCATACCTATATATGCTTCCATACGCTCTCATTGTAGATACTTTCATGATCGTACAGCCATGATCTCCGACCTGTATCGTTTTTCCATTGCCGTAATATATCGATACGTGATTTATATATCTGCTGTCATATGGACAGTGCCAGAACATCAGATCTCCTCGTTTTAACTGACTTACTTTGAGCTTACTACCACCCATTTTAGCTTGCTGTTCTGAACTATGAGGGATAGATTTATGGACCGAATGCGCGTAAACATACATCGTGAATCCGCTGCAGTCTGACCTTCCTATATCCG